AGAGTACTGGAAAGCATTAAAAGAATATGAGTCAGGAAACTAAAATCAATTATGACTAGAGCAACAGTAAAAGATGCATTAGCAGAAATTAAAGCACACGAACGTGAGTGTGCAGTGCGTTGGGAAAACTTAGAACGAAGACTAGAAGACGGTTCTACTAAATTTAAAAAACTTGAAGCATTGTTGTGGGGAGTGTATCCTTTTATAGTAGCTGCTGTAATTGCAGGAAAATTTATATAATGAAGAAAATTTTATTTGCTATTACCCTATCAACTTTATCCTTTATTGCATTTAGTGCTCAAACAGGTGATTGTACTATGGGTTCTCAATATTGTGAAGGTAATAGTTTAAATACTGTCAATACAACCACTACGACAAATACCAATACGAATAACAACACTAATAACAACACTAATATAAATACTAATACCAACAACAATACAAATACAAATGTTTCTACAAATTCAAATACTAACACTAATGCAAATACCAATATTAATACTAGCACTAGCACAGTTAATTCTACTGCTTCTCAAACTGTAACAAATACAAATACTAACACTAATACTAATAATTCAACTAATAATAACACTAGCACCAGCACAAGTTCAGTTAGCACTAATAATCAAAACGTAAATACAAATAATAATACTGCGGTGAACACTAATAATAATACTTCTACTTCTACACAAAAAATAGAACAAGACATTAACTCTCCACCTGCTTCTGCTATTGCACCTAGTATTATGTCTTATTCGCAAGATCTTTGTACTACTGGAGTCTCGGGAGCTTTTCAAGGTCAGTTATTTGGTTTATCTGGTGGCAAGTCAATTCGAGATGAAAACTGTGAACGTTTAAAATTATCTAAATATTTATATGATACAGGCATGAAAGTTGCATCCGTATCTATATTATGTCAAGACTCAAGAGTGTTCAAAGCTATGCGACATGCAGGTACTCCGTGTCCTTATATGGGGTTAATAGGTGATGAAGCAAAAATTGCCTGGAAAAATAACAAAAAATCTATGCCAACTTACAAAGAAGATCGAGCCATGTATATGTCTCAATGTGTAGGTAATAGACATGTAACAGGCAAATATAAAGGTAAACGTAAAAGCAAACGTACTTGTGAAAAAGAATTTAATAATTCTTAGTTGTTTAATTAGTAATATTTCTTTTGCTAATTATATTTATGAAAACAATCAACCACTATTTGATTTAACTACACAAAGTGGTACTACTAATTTAAATGTTGGTGATGATCAATTATCTGGTGCTTTTAATTTAGATTTTACTTTTAATTTTTACGATGAAGGGTTTACTACAGCTCGTATGGCAACTAATGGTTGTTTGCATTTTGGTTTAGGGACAGGCAATATTAATTATAATAATTACTGTGGTGATTATACACCTGATCCTTTACCTCAGTACGACAATACTCTATTCCCTTTTTGGACCGATTTAATTAGAGATAATAACTCTAAGATGTTAGCTAAAAATTTTTCTGATAAAACTGTTTTTGGCTGGTATGACTTACGTGAGTATAACCGTAGTGGTAGTGATAATAGTTTTGAAGTAGTGTTATGGACTAATTCTACTTTTGACTATCGTTACGGAGAATTAGATATTATTCAACATGATGTGTTAATTGGTGAACAAAAAGACGCAAGTAATTTTTATCAATATTTATTTTATGATGAATGTAGTACTGGTACTACTAATTCCAGTAGTTGTGTAACTGTTGATTGGAATAACTCTATTATAAACAGCTCATTAGAAAACGGTGGCTCACTATATGGAACAGGCTCAGGAAATGGAATAGATTGTTCTAATCCACTAAATGATCCTACTTGTCCTGGATATTGGGAAGCTTTTGATGATCAACAATGTGCTTTAGACCCACAATATGCACCTTTTTGTCCAGGGTATAGGTTTGAACAAGATATAGGTTACTTTGTTATGGAAGAAGAATTTGATTATGGTTTTATAGATGATCAAGACCTTATGGCTATGGGTACTTTTATAGAAGAACCAGAAGTTTTCTTTTACGAAGAAGAAATATTTTTTGAACCAGTGCGTGTTGAAGAGTCGTATTTTGAACCTGTATTAATAGAAGATCCTTTTCGTCAAGAAGAACTTTATTTAGATCCACTACCAGATATATATGAACTACCTATTGAGTTAATAAGTATTACACCTTTTGAACAACCTTTTGAATTAACTATGCGACTAGAAGAAGAGTTTTTCCCAGAAGAATTTACTGAAGAAGATATTGCTATAGAAGAATTAGAAGAGATAATAGAAGAATATTTTGAACCACAATATGAAGAAGAACTTGAAGAAAGAGTAGTAGAACTTGATGAACCCGAAATAGAAGAAGTTATTGAAATAGAAATAGAGGCTGTTACGGTAGGTAAAATTGACGAAAAATCAGGTATTACCCAAACCCAACTTGATGTTGTAGCACAAACGGTAAGTGCTGCAGCAAACAGTGTTAGTGGTACAACTACAGGAACAGACAATCATGCTACGGGTAATTCTGTAAGTTCTGGTAATTATGATTTTAACTCTAATAACACTAACAGTATGGTATTTAACAACAACACGATAGAAAACACCTCTCTTAATAATGACGATAAAAACATAACACAAAGCACTGGAAGTGGTGTATTAACCAGCAGTACAAATTCTATAGACAATAGTGATAATATTTCTGTGCAGGTTGAGATAAAATCAGAGGCAGACTCTATCGCTGATAATATTATAGCAAAAAACTTAAAAGATCAAGCTGACGATGCCATAAACGAAAGGGTATCCTCCAACAATCAATACAGTGATGAAGAGAAAATTATTCAATTTATTAACTATGTTCCAGGGTTTGATAATTATAAAAACTTGATTATACCTAAAAAAATAGACTGGTATATATCTAAAAGCATTTATACTAATATAAATATAAGCGATAATATAAACACTTATAAAAAACTAAACAAAATTAATTACGATGCGTTAAATATCATGATTAATCAACAACCAAATTTATGAGGTATGTATGGAGTGGTTAAAAGGAAAATTAGGGCAAGTTATAGCTCTTGCTGCATTAGTCAGTACAATTGCTGGTTTTGGGTATGCTGGTGCTGGTTATGTTACTAGATTAGAAGCTGTAGAGAAAAAATCTGGTGTTTCTTATGCTAGTCAATTAAAAGCATTAGATAATATGGATAATTCTTTAACACAAGATATAATAGTGTTACGTGGAGAAATAAAAACTTTACGGAATGAATTAAGTATTTTATCGAGTCAAGTTACAAGAATCGAAAAGAAACAGGATGACGCAGGAAATCCTTTAATAACTATTAAATAATATGTTAGAATCTATAGTAGGAGTAGCTGGCAACGTCTTAGACAAATTTGTTGCTGATAAGGATTTAAAAGCAAAACTTGATCATGAGCTTAAAACAGCTTTTCATCAAGCAAACTTAGCACAAGTAGAAATAAACAAACAAGAGGCAGCACATAAAAGTTTATTTGTTGCAGGATGGAGACCATTTGTGGGTTGGACTTGTGGCGTAGCACTTGCTTATCACTTTGTTTTATCCCCAGTATTGGCTTATATATTAGTATTAGCAGGTATAGATACACCCATGCCTGAGTTTGAGTTTTCGCAACTAAGCACTATATTGATGGGTATGTTAGGTCTCGGAGGTTTACGCTCTTATGAAAAAATGAAAGGGGTACAAAGAGATAGATGAATGAATATATCAGAAGATGGTTTAAAATTAATTAAGTTTTTTGAAGGTTGTAAATTAGACGCATACTATTGTCCATCTAACGTACTTACTATAGGATATGGGCATACTAAAACTGTACACGAAGGCATGACTATAACACAAGAAGAAGCTGACAATCTATTAAATCTCGATATACGTGAATTTGAGAAATATGTACAAAACATAGTAAAAGTACCTTTACAACAACATCAATTTGATGCATTAGTTTCTTGGACATTTAACTTAGGTCCATACAATTTAATGAATTCTACATTACTTAAAGAATTAAACTCAAGTAATTATTCTAAAGTTCCAAGCGAAATAAAACGATGGAATAAATCCAACAATAAAGTTTTAGATGGTTTAGTTAAAAGAAGAGAAGCAGAAGCCAAAATGTTTTGGAATGAAAATTGGGAGCAAGTATAATGTCTTTAGTCAAATACTTATTTAGACCAGGAATCAATAGAGAAGGAACGGAATACGATAATGAAGGTGGATGGTTTGATATAAATTTAGTAAGATTTAAAAATGGTAGACCACAAAAATTTGGCGGATGGGTTAAATTACACACGTCTACATTTTTAGGAACATGTCGCTCTTTATTATCTTGGATTTCATTAGCTGGCACAAAATATTTAGGTGTTGGAACTAATTTAAAATATTATATAGAAAGTGGTGGAGTGTATAATGATATTACTCCTATTAGAAAAACCAGCACTAATTCAATAACTTTTGCAGCAACTAATGGTTCTAGCACAATTACGGTTACAGATTCGAGCCATGGAGCTAATCAAAATGATTTTGTAACAATATCTGGTGCTAATAGTTTAGGGGGATTAATCACAGCAGCAGTTTTAAACCAAGAATATCAAATTGATACGGTTCCTACAACGAATACCTATACGATTACTGCTAAAGATACATCAGGTGCAACAGTTACAGCTAACAGTAGTGACTCTGGTAATGGTGGTTCAGGAGTAGACGGTTCTTATCAAGTCAATACAGGATTAGATGTTTATGTATCCTCAACAGGTTGGGGAGCTGGACTTTGGGGTGCAGGTACATGGGGAAGTTCGTCGCCACTAGGTGGTAATAATCAACTACGTTTATGGACACATGACCATTTTGGTGAAGATTTAATAATAAATGTTAGAGCAGGAGGTATATACAGGTGGGTAGAAAACAATGGTGTTGGTACAAGAGCTGTTGAATTAAGTACGCAAACTGGTGCATTTTTAGTTCCAACAGTAGGATTACAAGTATTGACTTCAGAACGTGATAGACATTTAGTAGTTTTAGGTGCTGATCCTATAGTTGATAACCTTAGAACAGGTGTAGTCGATCCTATGTTAATAGCATTTAGTGATCAAGAAAACCCTCTTGATTTTGAACCACTATCTTCTAACACAGCAGGCAGTATTCGTCTATCTTCAGGTAGCACAATAATAGGTGGTGCTAAAACTAGACAAGAAATACTTATATGGACTGATACTTCTTTACACACTATGCAGTTTATTGGTCCACCGTTTACTTTTGGTGTAAATTTATTAAGCGATACAGCTGGGTTAGTTGGTCCAAACGCAAGTATTACAACTTCGGCAGGAGTTTATTGGATGAGTTACAACACTTTTTACGTGTATACTGGTGCAGTTTCAACACTACCTTGTAGTGTACAAAGTTACGTTTTCGATGATTTTAACGTTTCTCAATCACATAAAGTTTTTGGTTTTAGTAATAGAGAGTTTAGTGAAGTTGGTTGGTTTTATCCTTCTGCAAATGCAACAGAAATAGATAGATATGTAGTATTTAATTATTTAGAAAACGTTTGGTATTATGGTCAACTAACTAGAACTGCTTGGCTAGATACTGATGTTGAACCTTATCCGAGAGCAACAGCTAATAATTATGTGTTTGAACATGAACGTGGGTTTGATGATGATGGTTCTCCTATGACGAATGTGTTTATAGAAAGTTCAGATATTGATATAGGTGATGGTGAAGATTTTTCTTTTATAAGCAGGATAATCCCTGATCTTAGGTTTTTAAGTAATGACGGAGGACAAGTAAATATAGTTTTAAAAACTAGAGATTTTCCTGGAGACACACTAACCACTAATAGCACTAGTGCTATAGCTAAAACTACTAAACAAGCACATGTTAGAGCAAGAGCAAGACAAGCAGTAGTTCGTATAGAGTCTGATGATGATAATGTATCAGGAAACACTAATACTGGTTGGAGACTAGGAGCAACACGTTTAGATTTTAAACAAGATGGTAAACGATGAGCAGATTATTAGTTACAAACTTACCTTTAGAATATGGGGAAACTGTAAATGTAAATACTTTTAATACGTTAATAAGAACTTTAGAATTAAATTTAAGAAATTTTGATCCTGATAATACTAGACAAATCGATGATTCTACTAAAAATATTGCTAATTTTAACACGGGTGCATTAGTTTGGAACACAAACAATAATTCATTAGAAGTATACACTGGAAATAAATGGGTAACTATAACTACTCCTACTAAACAAGCTGGTCTTGAAAGCGTAGGAAGTGTTGGCAGGGTCAGTATAAAACTAGCTGGTGCTACTTCTATAACAGTTACAATTTAGGATTAATCAATCTACCTTTTTCAATAAAATATTTTATATCACTTACAGTCAACCCTTCTATATTATCACACAAAACATCAGCTCGTACAGACCTATACGGTCCATATTCAGTATGTGCTCTTGTCTCATTGAGGTAATCAAATATTTTTAAAACCATTTTATCTACTCTGCTTGAGTTTTTCGTTGGTTTTTTAGCTACTCGAACAAGAGTGTTTTCTAAGTATTGTCTGCGAGGACAAGTCTTAACATTTGATATATTAAGGGTCAATCGCTTACATAATTTTTCATATTTGTTTCCATGTAAAGATTTAAATTGTATTCTTTTTTCGTTTAATGAACGACTTAACTCCTTATAACTTGGTCTGTCGGGGTGAAAGTTTTTCAATAAAACACAAAAAGCTGATACAAAAGATGGTCCGTGCAAATCAAATGTTAAAAGATGAGCATATTCATGAAGTACAACAGACCAACATCTTGCCCAATCTCTAGGAATTTTAATTTCTCCAGTCCAAGATGCAGTTGCTTTACTTCGTCTATTTGTAAAAACAACTTTAGTTTTTCTCCTACGTTTTAACTTTCTATCTAACTCTTTATAAATATGACGTATTTCATCATCGGTTAGTTCTTGTTTTCCCTTACCACTCCATTTTGCTGCATTTTCCCATGCATAAACTTTTGATCTTTGTGTATCTATCATATAGTTCTCCTTTATTGTTTCTTAATAAATATATCATACTCTCATTTAAAGTAAAAGTAAAGGACTTTTTTATTTTGTTGTTCC